GACCTGACGAATTATTGTTGATAGCTTCTATGATAATTGTCATGTTTGTAGTTTTATCTGTACAAGCTGATGAAATGACACACAAGTTTAAAAACCCTAGTTTTTCAGGAGTTGGTACATCAAGTCATTACTTAACTATAGAAAATCAAGAGTTTAATAGAAAAGAAACTATACGAGAAGAGATTAGAGCTTATCAAGAAGACTTAGAAAGAGAAGCTGAAAATACTACGTTAGCTAGGTTTATTCGTAATTTAGAGAGTAGAATATATGCACAGCTTAGTAGACAGTTAGTTGATAGCCTGTTTGGTGAAACTGCATCTGATTTTGGTGTTCTTGAACTAGAAGGCAACACCATAGAATATAAAGTAGAGGATGATAAAGTAACATTAATAATTACAGATGAAGAAGGCAATACAACAGAAATTACTGTACCTCTCGGTTCTTTTACTTTCTAGTTGTGCATTAATAGTAGACCCATTAAATAATGGTATACCACCTATAAAAAGCATTGAATTAGCAGAAGTTGGTGAATTACTTACAAATTTATTAGAAGTACCTAAACCTATAAAAAAACCTGTAGTAGCTGTATATCCTAATTCTTTTAAAGACGATACAGGACAACGAAGAAGTAACAGTCAATATGCTAGTTTTAGTACAGCAATAACACAATCACCTGATGCTTATCTTATAAGGGCATTAAAACATTCAGGTGTTTTTGATGTAGTTGAAAGAAAAGGTTTAGATAATTTAACAAAAGAACGTCAAATAATACGAACAACTAGAGAAAAATTTGATGAAAAACAAAAGGTTAAGCCTTTGCTATTTGCTGGAATATTAATGGAAGGTGGAGTAGTAGGATATGAAACTAATGTTAAATCAGGTGGAGCAGGAGCAAGATACTTAGGTATAGGTGGCTCTAAAGAATATAGACAAGATTCTGTAACTATATCTTTAAGAACTGTGTCAGTTAGTACAGGAAAAATATTATTAGAAGTTTTAGTTACTAAATCAATACTTAGTGCATCTATATCTTCTGATGTGTTTAGATTTTATGCAAACAATACTGAGTTAGTTGAAATAGAAAGTGGCATAGTAGAAAATGAATCAATAAACATTGCCTTACAAATGGCAATAGAAAAAGCTGTTTTACAAACAATAGAGGAGGGATATGAAAAAGGCTATTGGAAACAAAAAAATAAAGAAGCTATCATTAATAAGCCTAGTTGTAATGATGAATGTATCGCCACTATACGGGGCTGATAACGAAATATTTATAGATCAATCAGGTGCTACATCTAATTTAGATATTGAACAAGTTGGTGGTGGTGGCAACATCATTGGTGGTGCTGATGCTTCAGCTGGTTCTATGACTGCATTAGATATTGATGGCGGAACTATGACTTTGGATATATTGCAGAAAGGTTCAACAAATAAATTCTTAGGAGACATCTGGGCAGATAACTACACAGGTTACTTCTCGTTTATNGGNGATACCAACACATTTAATATGTCTACAGATGAAACCAACGCTACTGGAGCTGATGGTTCTAACGTAAACGTACAAGTTACNGGCAACACAAACACNATGACTCTNAATCANGCTATGACTGCACTAGCAGCAAACTTAGATTTAGATTGGACTATACAAGGTGATACCAACAATATTACCGCATCTATAGATGTTGATGGTGCAACTAACTATATGAATATAGATGGTGATGATAATGTTGTCACCTATGATGGAGATGGGTACGCTGGAGGCTACTTTCATCTTACGCATACAGGGGGATCAAGAACATTTAACATAGATCAGGAATCTACATCTGATAATGACTGGCTTAAAATTACATCTGATGGCTCTAGCGGTACTGTCTGTGTTACTCAGTCAGACGCAACTACTTCATTCGTCTGTTGAAATAGGCTCTATTTCAGAAGTTAGAGGTAACGCACAAGTTCTAAGAGACAAAGCTTACGGAGCTGAACTCAAGTTCAACATCCAACAAATGGATGATGTCCGTACAGAAACGGGCAGAGTTGCTATAACCTTTGAAGATGACTCTACAGTCAAACTAACAGAACATTCTAAGTTAGTTATAGATGAATATATCTACGATCCAGACCCATCTAAATCTAAGATGGCACTTAAATTTGCTAGTGGTACTGCTCGTTTTATTACTGGTAAGTTTAATAATAAAAGTAATATATCTATTAAAACACCTACTGCTGATATAGCTATTAGGGGTACAGATTTTACTTGTACAGTAGATGAACTAGGTAGAAGCTTAGTTATACTGTTGCCAGATGAAAATGGTATATCTAGTGGTGAAATTTTAGTATCTACAGCTATGGGTAGCGTTACATTAAATAAACCCTACCAAGCTACCACAGTATCTGTATATGAAAATAATCCTACTAAACCTGTTACCTTAGACATATCTCTAGACCTAATTGATAATATGTTGATTGTTAATCCTCCACAAGAAGTAGAACAACAGATAGAAGAAACACAATCTAAAACAACAGTAGATTATTTAGAGTTTGATGATCTTGATATAGATTATCTTGCTGAAGATTTTTTAGATGCAGAAGCAGAGTTAGAGTTTACAGAACTAGACATAAATTATTTAGATGTAAACTTTCTTGAAGACTTACTTAATGTATTAGATGCATTAGCTATATCTAAAGAAGAAGATGCCCTTAAACAAGGTGGTGTTGGTATTCGTATAGCTGGTACAGAAATAGGACAAGATAAAGACACACAGATAACAACTATAATATCTGGTCAAAACATAAGCTTTACTAGAACAGTTAATCAAAGTGCAAAATTAAATCTTAATGGTTCTGGTAGTTATACAGTAATACTTATACAAGATGGAGTATCTAATACTGTTAAAGTTAATGGTGGCTCTTCTACAACAATAAAAATAACTCAAGGATCGTGAAAAAAGTATTATTAGTTTTAGTTATAGTTCTATTTATACCATTTATTACACAAATTAATATATTACAAATATTAAAACTTAAAACTTTTGATGCACTAGTATCAGAACAACAGCCTTCAGATTATTTTACTATATTAAATATTACAGAAGATGACATAGCTAATGAAGGTGGCTATCCATTATCAAGACAGACTTTAGCTCAAATACAGATTAATCTTTTACGCAAAGGTGCAATAGGTGTTGGATGGGTTATAGCTTTTCCACAACCTGATAGATTTGGTGGCGACTTTGAGTTTGCAGAAGCTTTAGCATTTTCTCCTAGCGTATTAGCAATGTTTGAAGGAAATGGTGAATATCCACCTACTACAGGTACAGTAATATTAGGTGATGATATAGGTGGTTTAAAAGCTCAAGGTGTTATACAAAACATTGATATATTAAAACAAAATGCTAATCAAGGTTTAGCAGTAGCAAGAACTGATATAGATAATTTAGTAAGAAGATTGCCTTTATTAATGAGAACTGATGATGGATGGGCTGCATCTTACGGCACAGAAGTTTTAAAAGTATTAGCTGGTGCTGATACATATGTAATCAAAACTAATGTTAATGGCATAGAAGAAATAAGAGTAAAAGGTTTACCTCCTGTTAAAGTTGATAGTTTGGGCAGAAAATGGATAAGTTGGGTAAATACACCACAAACTAATCTTGCTGAAATGGATGTAGAAAATAGATTTGTATTTGTTGGATTTACAGCTAAAGGCATTATGCCTCAGATTGCAGTACCAAATAATAAACTATTAGAGCCACATAAAATACAAGCAGCCTTAGCAGAATCTATATTAATACAAGACAGTCCTTATATACCTGATTACGCAATAGCAGTAGAAGCAGTATTATTAATATCATTGATATTGCTATCTTGGGTTCTAATAAATATTTTTGGAATATCGTTAGGAATACTATTTACCAGTCTATTATTTTTTTTTACAGCAGGCGGTGGTTATTATTTAATACAACAAGGTTTATTAATTGATGTAACTTGGTCATTAATATCACAGTTTATAACTGCATCTACTGCATTTTATTTAAGATTTAGAGAACAGTACAAACTAAGACAACAAATTAAAGGACAGTTTGGTAAGTATCTTGATCCAAGAATGGTTAAAAAGTTACAAGATAATCCAGAACTTTGTCAGGTTAACGGCAAAAGAGTTGACTGTTCTATTATATTTACAGACCTTAGAGGTTTTACTAGCCTATCAGAGTCAGTAGAACCTGAAATGGTAACGTACATAATGAATTCTGTGTTAGATGTACAAGTACAAGCAGCTAATAAATATTTTGGTTGTACTGATAAGTTTATTGGAGATGCTGGTATGTTCCATTGGAATACAATTATTCCACAAAATGATCATCATAATCTTGCTTTACAAGCAGCAAAAGAAATAGAAAAGAATATTGACCAGTTAAATATTAAATTTTCAGAAGAAAATATACCTGAAGTTGCTATTGGTATAGGTGTAAATTCAGGAGTTTGTATAGCTGGTAACTTTGGAGCAACAGATAGATTTGCATTTAGTCTTATAGGAGACCCTTGTAATGTAGCAGCTAGATTAGAATCAAGTACAAAGGTTGCTGGAGTAGGAGTCTTAATAGGTGAAGAAACTGCCAAATATAGTAATTTTGAGCTACAATTATTAGAACCTATAGAAGTAAAAGGTAAGGCTAAACCATTACAGGTTTATACATGGGCATAAAATATGAGTAAAGTTTTAATAGGTGTAATAGCAGTTATGGCAATAATTGGATATTTCTTGTGGAGTGAAAACTCTAGATTATCTGCTCTTAATCAAGCATTTGAGTTAAGAGATCAAGAACAACAAGCTGCTATAGAATCTTTGCAAAATGATTTCAAATTGCAAACAGAAGGTTTATTAGAGATACAAAGCAAAAATCAAGCTATACAAGCTGAAATGTCTAGATACTTAGATGTATTTAAAAGACATGATTTAACTAAGTTAGCAGCAGCTAAACCATCTTTACTAGAGCCTAGGGTTAATAAAGGAACTAAAAATGTATTTGATAGTATTGAAGAAGACAGTCGCAGCATTGATGATCTTGATGATGGTCTCCAGTTGCAGTCTGTTTCCAAGTAAACAAAACGTACAAATAACTACTAAAGCTTTAGAAAGGCAAATAGCACAGCCTGTTATGCCTAGAGAAATAGATTTAAAAGAGCCATATTGGTATGTAGTTTCAGATAAAAACATAGATGAGTTTTTAGCTAGAGTAGAAAAAGAACATGGGCAAATAGTTTTCTTTGCTATGTCTGTACCTGACTATGAACTCATGTCTTACAATATGCAGGAATTAAAGAGATATATAAATGAACTTAAACAGGTTGTGGTCTATTATAGAAAAGTTACTACAAATAAACCTGAAACAGGGGAGTAAAATGAACATATCACAAGAGGGGATAGCTTTAATAAAGAAGTTTGAAGGTTGTGAACTAGAAGCATATAGAGACTCAGTAAATGTTTTGACAATTGGCTACGGGCATACAAAAGATGTTAAAGAAGGCGATAAGATAAATCAAGACGAAGCCGAACATTTACTACAAGAAGAAATGCCTGAATATGAAGGTTATATAAATGACATGGTTACAGTACCTTTAAAACAATGTCAGTTTGATGCTTTAGTTTGTTGGGTTTATAACTTAGGACCAACTAATCTTGGTGAATCAACATTATTAAAATTACTTAACGCAGGTGATTATCATACAACACCATCACAAATAAAAAGATGGAACAAAGCTGGAGGAAAAACATTGCAAGGATTAATTAGACGAAGAGAAGCAGAAGCACTTCTTTTTGAAGGCAAAGAATGGATTGAGGTCTAATATGCCTTTAGCTAAATATGTTTTCAAACCAGGTATAAATAAAGAAGGAACTAACTACTCTAATGAGGGTGGTTGGTTTGACTCTGATAAAGTAAGATTTCGTAAAGGAAGACCTGAAAAAATAGCAGGATGGGATAAAAATACTTTAAGTTCTTTTGAAGGCACTTGCAGAAGCTTACATTCTTATAGAGATCAAGGACAAACAGATTATGTAGGTGTAGGAACACATTTAAAATATTATTTAAAACAAGGTGATAATTTTAATAATATAACTCCTATAAGAAAAACTAGTACAAACTCTATTACATTTGCAGCAACTGATGGTTCTTCAACAGTAGTAGTTACTGATTCCAGTCATGGTGCTGCACAAGGTGATACAGTTACATTTGCACAAGCAGTTTCATTAGGCGGTAATATAACTGCTGATGTTTTAAATCAAGAATATACAGTCAATGCCGTATTAACTGCTAATACATACAACATTATTGCTAAAGATACTTCAGGAGACACAGTAACTGCTAATGCAAGCGATTCAGGTAATGGCGGTTCAGGAGTAGATGGTTCTTATGAAATTAATATAGGATTAGATGTTTTTGTAAAAGGAACTGGTTGGGGTTCAGGAACTTGGAGTTCAGGAACGTGGGGATCAGTTAGTCCTATATCAGCTTCTAGTCAATTAAGATTGTGGTCACAAGATAATTTTGGAGATGATCTAATATCTTGTATTAGAGGTGGTGGTATATTTTATTGGGATGAAAGTGCAGGTGCTACACAAAGAGCAGTAGCTTTTGAAGATTTAGCTGGTGCAAGCAATCCACCTATTATTGCTTTACAAATAATGATGTCAGATGTGGATAAACATATTATTTGTTTTGGTGCTAATACAATAGGAGGCTCAACTTCAGACCCTTTATTAGTTAGATGGTCAGATAAAGAAAGTTCTATTGATTGGACACCTACATCAACTAATCAAGCTGGTGGTGTTCAATTATCACAGGGTTCTACAATAATAGGTGCTTTAAGAACAAGACAAGAAATACTTATATGGACTGATGTAGGTATAGTTTCTATGCGTTTTGTAGGAGAGCCATTTATATTTTCTTTTGCAGAGGTTGCACAAGGTCCTTCACTTATATCTCCTAATGCTGCTGTAAATGCTAACAATAGAGTTTATTTTATGGACAGAGGTGGATTTTATTCTTACTCAGGTAACGCACAAAGACTGGCTTGTACTGTATTAGATCACATTTATTCAGATATAAATTTAGGTCAACAATTTAAAGTATTTGGCACATCAAACGAAAACAACAATGAGGTTATTTGGTTTTATCCTTCAGCTAATAGCATAGAAATAGACAAATATGTTATTTATAACTATTTAGAAAATACATGGTCTATAGGAACAACATCTGATGGATTTACAAGAACAGCATGGATAGAAGCACCTTCACTTGATTTTCCACTAGCTGCTGCTAAAACGACAGGTAGTAATACTAATTATCTTTACAATCAAGAAAAAGGACACAGTAATGATGGTGAAGCATTTACAGCATATATAGAGTCTAGTGATTTTGATTTAGCTCCAGATGGTGAAAGGTTTACATTTATATCTAAGTTAATACCTGATGTAGAGTTTAGAGATCAACAATCAACAAGTGATAGTGTTACTTTTACTATTAAAGGTAGAGATTATCCTTTGCAAGATTTATCAACACTACAAACTATAAATGTAACACCAGCTTCTACATTTGAAAATACAAGAGCTAGAACTAGACAAGCTGCACTTAGAATATCTAATTCATCAAACGATTATGGTTGGAGATTGGGTGATTTACGATTAGAAATTAGACCAGATGGGAAAAGATAATGGCTGAAATCAAAACGCTAGCATTACCAGCAGCAGATATAGAATATGATTCTAACAATGAAGCGGTAACAAGAAGAACAATAGAACAAGCAATAGAAAGTATTAATACTAAAATTACTAATATACAAAGATTACAAGATTCAGTTACCAGTAAGTCTGCTATACGAAAACAATTTTTATTAATGGGAATAAAACATGGCTGATATATTAAAAGTATTAGGTCAAGTAGACCCAGCAGCTACCACAACAACAACTTTATATACTGTGCCAGATATGACACAGACTACAATTAGTTCTATTGTGGCAGCTAATCGCACAGGATCAGCTATAACATTTAGATTGAGTGTTCATGTTGGTGGTGCAACTGCGGATGATAAACAGTATTTATATTACGATAAATCAGTTGCAGCTAACGACTCATTAGCTATAGTTATAGGTATAACCCTTAATCAAACAGATGTATTAAAGGTTTATACAAGTGCGGTTGATATGAGTTTTAATGTGTTCGGATGTGAAACCTTAGAGGAAAGATAAATGGATATTAAACAACAAACCCAGAATGTAGCAAATCAAGGTCGTTATGGCGACTCTATGCTTTTGCACGTCAATCCAGCAGAGGTAAAAGGATTAGCGTCAGCTTTACCTTTAACAGTAAATCCGCAGACTGGACAACCAGAAGCATTTTTACCTTTTCTTGCTCCTTTATTAGGCAGTACACTTTTTAGTACATTAGCAGGCACAGGTGCTTTAGGAGCTACACTAGCTGCTAATAGTGCTCTTGCATCAGGAATTGGTGCTGGATTAGCTACTTATGCACAAACAGGTGGTTCAGGTAGTAAAGCATTACTATCAGGATTAACATCAGGTTTTGGTTCTGCTGCTATGAATAAAGCTGCTTTAGCTGCTGATCCTACTATTGCACAAACAGCAACACAACAAGCATTATCTGATCCTAATTTAGTACAAGCAGTAGGTGGTTCTGGACAATTGCCTGGAACTGTTCTAAATCAAGCAGGCGAGCAAGCAGTAGCTGAAGCAACAACTGGTATGGGAAATTTTGGAAATTTAAAAACTATGTTTACAAGTCCACAAGGATTTGACTTTGACCAAGGAGCAATGGCACTAGCTGGTGCTGCTGGATCACCTATGGGCATGGCTGCTGGCACAGCAGCAGGTATGCGTGGAATTATGGAATCACAAGAAGCTTTTGCAAGACAAATAGGAGAAAGTGAAGAAGCATACAGAAGGCGAAGAGAAGCTATGTATCGTAATACTCCAGAGCCTACACTTTATTCAGGAGGTGGTGCTATAAGAGGATTTAATGGTGAAGATGATTCTGATACAACAAATGATTTGCCACAAATATTTGCACCTGCAAGACAAACTTATGATGTAAATCCAAATTTTATGGCTGGTTTTAATCCTGAAACTATGTATTTTAATCCAGCTACAATAGCAGCTCCTGCTTCAAGTTTATCTGCTAATTCTGCACCACCTGTTTTAGAAGATACATATACAGGCACTAAAGGAGGATATGGCGGTGATCCATTAGTTATATCACCTGAAGGAAGACAAGCATCTATTGATCCATTTACTGCATATACAGGAGAAGCACCAGCAGGATTAGTGCCATACAGCACTACACAACCTGCACCTTATATAGATATAACTGGTGAAGATTTAGGTTTACCTGATGGAGGTGGTGAATATGTATTTGATAATATACAAACTTTAGATGAACAAGAAGGTGGAGATGATTTTGAATTTGATATTGAAGATTATTTAAATGGTTTAGATTTATCTGATATAAACATTATGGGTCAAAATTATGATTTTACTAATTATGACTTTGATAAATTATTAAATGATTACAACACATCTAACGAAGTATTTACTCAAGCTGACACAGATATAAATTTTACAAATAATGATAATTTACTAGATTTAGATAATCTGCTTCAAATACAAGATGAAAATATTATTGACTATACAGATTCTTATGATACTACATTAGATGATTTATTAAATTTACAAAATGATTTAAATATGAATATGGGTGTTGATTCTTTTGTAGAAAACGAAGGAACACAAACTTCTAATGTAGCTTTAGATGATTTATTAGCTTTAGAAAATAGTATAAATATGAATACTGGAGTAGATTCTTTTACAACAACAGACAATACATTAAACAATACATTAGATTTAACTGCTTTTGATCCTTTAAATGCAATAGACACAACCTCTAATTTAGGTGTAACAGATACTGTGAATACAGATATTTTAACTGCTTTTAATCCTTTAGACGCAATAGATACAACGTCTAATTTAGGTGTAACAGATACATTAAATACAGATGTTTTAAATGCTTTAAATACTTTAAATGAAACAAATACAATTGATAATTATGGTATGACAAATAATTTAAATGTTTTTGATTCTTTAAATACATTTGGTTTAACAGAAGATCAACTTAATACACCAAAAATGGATAGATTGACTATGGCAAAAGGTGGTCAATTACCTAATAAAGGGTTAGAAGCTTTATCTAAAACAGAAAAAGGCAGAGAAGCTGTAGAGGCAATGGGATATCAAGAAGGTGGCATGACTATGATGAATGATCCACTAACTCAAGAAGTAACTATGTTTATACTTGGTGAAACAGATAATGAACAAGCACTTAATAACTTTATAACTAAGTATGGAAGTGATGCTTTTATGCAACTAAGAGAAACAGTATTGCAATCTATTGTTCCTAATGCCCAAACAGAAGGATTGATTAGAGGAAATGGTGAAGGTGGAATGGATGACGATCTTAGAGGAATGATAGGCGATAAAGAACGTATAGCCGTATCACAAGATGAGTTTATTGTTCCTGCTGATGTAGTATCAATGTTAGGAGATGGCAGTTCAGATGCTGGTTCTAAAGAACTTTATGACATGATGGATAGAGTACGCAAAGAAAAAACTGGTACTACCAAACAAGCACCTAGATTAGCTAATGCTGGAGGACTATTACCCGCATGAATGAGCCAGCAATAAATCAAGAAGCTTCTGGAGTTTACGAAATATCTTTAATTCCTACAGAACAAATACCTTTAGTATGGGAACAAGTAGAAGGTTTGTTGAGAAAATCTGCCAATAGATCAGGTGGTCGTACAAGAGTAGAAGATATTTATTATGAATTAATAAATAATCAAACTCATTTATGGATTGTATTTGATACAGGAAATTTAAAAATAAATGGAGTACAAATTACTTTATTTAATAATTATCCCACAGGTAAAAAAATGTTAAATCTTGAACATACAGCAGGAAAACAAATGCAAGACTGGGTACAGCAAGGTATTGAAGTAATGATTAAATTTGCTAAATCTAATGGCTGTGAAGGTTTAGAAGGTATGGGTCGTCATGGTCAATGGAATTGGGTAAAAAATGTAAAAGGTTGGAAAAAACCAGCAACATTTTATGAATATATATTTGAGGATGATAAATGAGAAAATTTAAAGGTGGCGGTGGAAGTTCTGCACCAACAGAACAAACTGTTTATAGCACAGACTTACCTGAATACGTTGAGCCGTATTTTAAGCGACTACTGCAACGTGGCGAGGCTGAATCATTACAAGGATATACTCCATATGGTGGAGCAAGGTTAGCTTATTTTTCTCCAGATGAATTAACTGGACAAGCCATGACTAGAGGCTATGCAGCTTCTGGTACTCCTCAAGAATATACAGATGCAGGTACAACATTATCAGGTTTAACTGGTTATGGTACGCAAGGTTATACACCTGGTACTATTTCTTCTTCTTATACTGCTAGAGAAGCTGGACCAACTTATGCTGCTGGTACTTTAGGTGCTTCTGGTTACGGAGGTAGACAAATAACATCTGGTTATAGACCTGAAACTAGAGGTTCAGCATATACAGCAAGAACTGCTGGTGAAGCTTTTAATCCTCTTGAGTATGAAAAAAACTTACAAAGGTTTATGTCACCTTATCAGCAACAAGTTACTGATATAGAAAAAAGAGAAGCTATACGACAATCACAAATGATGGCTGCAAGAAATCAAGATGCAGCAGCAGCATCAGGTGGACTAGGTGGATATCGTGAAGCTATTATGCAATCTGAGCGTCAAAGGAACTTAGGTACACAACTTGGAGATATACAAGCCAGAGGACAACAGAAAGCATTTGAAAATGCACAAGCACAACTTGAAAGAGAAAGAGCTGCTAAATTAGGTGCTGCTCAATTTGGTTTACAACAATATACTTCTGAAGAAGCAGCCAGACAACAACAAGAAAGATTTTCTCAAGGTGCTTTCCAAGCAGGACAACAAGCTAAACAACAAGCTGCTGCATTAGGATTAAATGCAGAACAACAAACAGAAGCTTCAAGACAAGCTGCTGAAAAATATAGACAATCAGCATTTGCAACACAAGAACAAACTAGACAACAAGCTAGTTCACAAAGACTTGCTGCTTATCAAGCAGGAGAAAGAGCTAGAGCAGAAGCAGCTAAACTTGGTTTAAATGCACAACAACAACAAGAAGCAGCAAATCAAGCAGCAGAAAAATTTGCACAAAGTGCTTATGATATGTCTTCTCGTACTGCTTTAGCTAAATCTAAAGGACTTATGGGTGTTGGCACAGAAAAAGAAAGAGCTGCTTTATCTAGAATACAGGCTCTTATGGGCATAGGATCACAGCAAAGAGCTATGGAACAAGCTAGCTTAGATATGGGCTATGATGATTTTTTAAGACAAGAAGGATATTCTAAAGACCAACTAGGATTCTTTAGTAATCTTTTAAGAGGTGTTCCAGTTACACCACAACAATCAACTAGTACATTCCAACAACAACCTGGATTATTCCAATCATTACTTGGTGCTGGTCTTTCAGGTTTAGGATTATATAAAGGATATGGAGGAACAGGATAATGCCAAATTTAGTACAACTTTCTAACGAACTAGAATATGTGCCTAAAGAACAACTTGCACAAATGTCACAAGACCCAAGTAGTCGTTTTCCTCAATACTTGGTTTTATCAGAAATACAAAGAAGAACAGCTAATGAAAAGGCTTATGCAGCAGCTAAACCACAACCTACTACAACAGTAGCAGAAGAAGTTGTTGGTGAGTTTATACAGCCTAAAGGTTTGCAAGCAGGTATGCCGTCTGGGTCAGCTCCAACTGATATTTTCTCCTCAGAGTCTATTGGTATGCCTGCCTCTGCTCCTATGCAACAACCAATGCAACAGCCTATGATGGGTATGGCTGAAGGTGGTTTGACTGAATATATGGAAGAAGTAAATTCTGAACTTAAACGTATAAAAGAAAAAGAATCTAGATATGCAGCTAGAAACAAAAAACAAAAAGAAGGAAAAACAATATTTTCTTCTTCATTATCCCCTAGAAATTATGTAATACCTGATGAAGAATATAAAAAATTAACAGATAAAGGAATGGTTAGGGCTTTTGATGCCTATAGACCTATGGGATTATTGTTTAACGCTTTATCTGGAGAAGGTGCATTTAGTGGAATGGATAGGACAATACCTGAATCAAAATTAAAAAACTTAGAGTCTGCAATGAAACAGTCTCGTAATGAAATGCAACAAAGACAACAAGGTTTAGCTAGTGGTGGCTTAACTGCTTTCGCAGCAGGTGACAGAACAGCATTAGACGAAACTTTTTATAATCCTATTACAAACGTAGGTTCATCTACTAATCCTTATCCAGTAGATGAAACACAAAAATCTTTTTTAGCTGATAGATATACAAAAGAAGATGGAAGTATTGATTATGGAACAGCTATTTTTGATGGTATAGATGCTACTGCTTTGGCATTTATATTAGCTCCAGAACCCACATCAACTGCTATTGGTGCTGTAACTAAAGGACTAAGTACAGTAGGAAGAGGGGCAATGAACTTTTTAAGATCACCTTTAAAAACTCCAAAAGCAGCTTATGATAAAGCTGCACAAAAAATTGGAACAAAAAAAATAATTAAAGGAGAAGCAGATGTTCCTACAGGAGGTACAGTTCCATATAATCCTAATATTGCAAGAGATTTAGGTAAACCTGTTTTAAATAAAAGAATTCTTCAAACGGCAGCTGTTCCTTATGTAGGTTCTAAATTTTTACCTGAAGGTGAAAAAACTACTAAACCTGAAAATACAGAAACAGAAATAGAAAGACAACTTCGTTTACAAAATAAAGCACAAAAAAAAGAACTAGATGCACTAAGAAACAAAGCTACAGGAGTAGCTAAACCTAAAAAAGAAATAGACTATGATTTAGTAGGACTAGGCGGTCTTATAATGGGTTCTAGAAATATGAGCGAACTTGGTATGGGATTAGCTGGATTAGCTGAAAAGAAACAAGCTAGAGCAGATGCTTTATTAGAAGGACAAGCACAACAAGATTACTATAGAGCTAGTGCTGATAAAGTAAGAGCTGAATTAGAAAATTTACCTTTAGAACAAAAGTTTGATATTTTAGATAATATTACAGAAACATTGAAACAAGCTCGTGAAGGTGAAATTGAATTGACTGATGAACGTAAACTTGAATTAAATCAAGCTTCTCAACTTTTAACTTCACAAATTTTAGCTTTACAAGGTATAGATGCAAATTCATTAACAGGACTTAATGTTAATGAAGCATTAGGACCAAAAATAAACTAATGAGCGTATATAAAGCACCTGATGGAAGTAAATACAATATTCCATCAGACCCTTTAAAAAGACAACAATTTGTAGAAGCTGTAAAAATTAAATATAAAGAAGATTTAGACCAAACTTCTACATTAGATCAAGCAATAGAATTTGGTAAAGCAATACCTAGAGGTGCTGCTAGTTTAGCTCTGTCTGTACCAACAGGTATAGTTTCTTTATTTGATATTGGTGATGATAGTGCAGCACTTAAAGGCTTGCAAGGTTTAGAAAAATCATTACGAGAAGATTCACCACTTGCAGCCGATCCTAGATATGCAGATAAATTTAGTACAAAATTAGGTGAAGGTATTGGATCATTTGTTCCTTTTCTAGGTGCTGCAAAAGTAGGTAGCACTTTAGCTAAAGCAGGTACAGTAGGTCAAAAAACTGGACAATATGGCATACCAGCAGCATTAGCTATACCAACAGGTATGTCTGCACAAGCTGATCGTATAAACATGGCTAGAGAAATGGGTGAAGATGTTGGTGGTTTAACAGAAACAACTGCCACTTTATTAGGTGGTGCTATAGGTATTACAGAGATATTACCTGTTGCACACATATTTTCTAAAGTATCTAAAGCAGCTCCCAAATCTACAAAAGAACAATTAGTATCTGCACTTAAATCAGGTGCATTTGAAGGTGGTCAAGAAGTAGGTGCAAGCATACTCCAAGACTTAACTGCTCGTGGTTTATATAGTGATGAGTTACCTATTGGTGAAAGTCTATTTGATGAGTTTACTATAGGTGGCATTATTGGTGCTGGTGCTGATCTAGTTGTTACTAGCATGGGTAAAAAAGGTATAAAAGACTATCACGCAGAAGAAAAAACTAGAAGAGAAACTTTAAACAAACAAGAATTATTAAAAACTAAAAAAGTAGAATTAGGTCTTGAACAAGACACTATTCCAGAATTTCAAGAACCGACTCAAATTGATGTTCCAAACATCCCCGCCCCCGAATCCATACAAGACCCTCTTAATCTAGATTATGTAGAAAATGCTGACGGCAGCTTTGCTATATTAGATTTAAATCAACCAGCTAATCCTATTGTATCTACAGCACCTACACAGGCTGCTGCTGTTACAGGTATTGAGAAACTTAAAACAAAACAAAACAATGCTTTGTTAAAAGATCAACTAGATAATATGCTTTATCTACAAGGTAATGTTAATAGTGCTGCTGCGTTTGAATTAGGACAAACTTTATTAGACCCTATAGCTACAACTGTTACAGCTAATGATATAGCTGTTAATAACAGTAGACTTAAAGACACAGGTAAAAAGAACTTTGTAGATCAAAACAAAAATAAAGCTTTTACTATGAAAGAAGCTAAAAAACTTCTTACTAAAAAAGACTTTAACACTATGACAGAAAGTATGGCACAAGCCGTATTTAAACAATCAGAAAAATCTGGTGAGCCTTCTTTAACTGCTGGTAAACAAAAACTTAATACTACTCCTAAGTTTTTAAAGTCTATGCTTGCTTCTAAAAACATAGACCCAGATAGTATTATTTCACCTGCATTTATGCACGCTGCTGAAGTTTTTACAGGTAATCTTGAAATTACTGAAATGAGCAAAGGAGAAAAAGAACTTTTATTAGCTAGGATTCATGCTATGCCTAAGTTTAATAATAAAGTTAAATTTCCTGAATTTAGAAATAGAGAATACTCAGCTAAAGATATGGCTGATTTTGTAGCTAGCGTTGGTAAATCTGAATTTGATATAGATAATGTTGAAACATTTTTACTTGATAGATATAAAGGCAAAAAAGCTAAATATCATGAAGGTAATTTTGAAGATAATTCTTTTTTACCATTACAAGAAGCTTCTATATTTTTAGAAGATTTAAAAAATAGTGGTAGAGCAGAATTACAGGAAGACTTTGTTACACATAAAATTAGAGATAACTTTGAGTTTGATATTGCAAGACGAGCTGAAAGTTTTGGACAAACACCAGAAGAGTTTAGAGCCAAGTTAGAAGCAGAAAATAAATTACCACAAGAGATTATTGACCAGTTAGTAGAATCTGAAAAAGTTAAACAAGAAAAGATTTTACCTCCAGAAGAGGTTGAGCCTAAAGTCTTAAACTATCGTGAGGCAGTAGAAGAAGGTAGGACTAATAAGTTTGCTAAAGAAGCTCAAAGAATATTAAACGAAAGAGGCTTAAAGGATACTGGTGTAGTTATAAGTAATGAGTTGTTATCTGCTAGCACATTAAGACAAGTAAAAGATAATGAACTTATCTATGATCCAAGAGCAGTAAAAGATAGAGGCATACTAGGTGAGTATGATAAACAATCTGACATTATATTTTTGTCACTTAATAGAATTAATCCTGATGGCAATCTTACAGAGTCAGATATACAACAAAAGTTAAACAGAGTTCTTGATCATGAAATGATTCATGCGTTGAGAGCTAAAGATTTAATTAATGAAAGAGAATATAACTATTTACGCAATCAAGTAAAAAGTAAAAAAGTACCTGAATCATTTGATTCTAAGTTTAAAAATAAATCTTTTTATCAAAGAAGTGTAAGTATTAATTCCGCTACATTAGAAGGCAGAGAACTTACAGAAGAAAAAAGAGAAGAGTTTTTTGTAGAAGAAGCTATAGCAGAAATGTTTAAAGCTAGAGAAGATATAAAAAATATGCCACCTAAATCACAGGGCATATTTAATAAAATTGTTGATTTCTTCAAAGGTATGGGTGAAGCAATGCGTTTATCAGGATATCAAAATGTATCTGATATATTTACTGATATTGAACAAGGCAGAGTAGGTGCTAGGGCTAGAGGAGAAATAAGAACCACAAGAGAGCTAGATACAGGCGAAGCTAGAAGAGGTTTAGGTGAGTTAGCTGATGATATAGAACAAAGAGAAGCAGCGTTA